CAATTAAAGGAGTTTTAGAAGATTTAGCAAAAGAAGAAGTTAATACACTTATACAACAAAATGATAAAAAATTATTAATAACAAGAGGTGATATAACTTTTGAACCAACGCCTCAAGATAGAGTAAAAATAGCTGGAATAGTATATACAGTTTTAGTTGTAAAAAAAGATATGGTTATAGGTGACGATGTAAATTATATTTTATTTTTAAGAGCATGAAAAAAATAAAAATAAGTGATATAGGAAAATTTTCTGAAGATCAATTTGAAAAATTATTAAAATTTGCAGTTTTAGAGTTAGATTCAAGATTAAAACAGGCGTCTCCAGTTGATACAGGAAGATTTAGGGGCAATTGGACTATTTCAGAAAATTCAAGAAATGCTCCTTTTGTTTTAGGCCCGTTTCAAAATAATAAAAGTATTTCAAGATCAGCATTACCAGCTATTAAAAATAATTATCAAAAAGAAAAAGCAGGAAATGTTTATAGTTTAATAAATCCTTTACCTTATGCTGAAGCAATAACTTATGGAACTAATTTGCCTCCTTCATGGGGTAATCAATTTCGTACTAAAGATAGTAATAGAAAAGCAGGGTGGCCTGATGCACAAGTTCGTGCAGTTGCTAATCTTGTACAAAAAGCAAAAATAAAAGAAAGATGACTGCAGTTGATTTAAACATAATAAGAAAAAATATTGAAGGAAGATTATTAAGTGAATTTCGTAAAGCACCACCAATTCCTGTAGTTTTTAATAATATTCCTTTTAAACCTTTAACTGATGATACTTTTATTTTATCCGAAATTGAATTTACACAAAGTGAGTATATAGATTTTACAAGTAATCCTAAAAAATCAAATATTATCAATGGTCAATTGACTTTAAATATTTTTACAAAAGATGGGGTAGGTGTAGGAGCTAATTTAACTGTTGCAACAAGATTAAGAAATTTATTTAATAGAGTAGATAAAGATAATGTTTTCTACGAATCACCAAACGGACCCGTACTGTTACAAAATGGTAGTCCTGAAGGTTATCTTCAGAGTAGAATGACAATAGATTTTCAAATATTTGAAGAGTTATGAAACTAGAAGATTTTACTGATGAGCATTTTGCAATTTTAGAAGAAATTAAAGGTGTAAGAAATATTAATTATTGGGATAGTAGATGTGAGACTGCTTTAAAACGCAAAGAACTAGAAAAAAAGAATAAAAAAGGCTAATATAATTTTAAATATTATTTTTTTATTATGGCTGTAGTAAGAGGTGAAGAAGGCTCTTGTGAGTTTGATAACGGATCTGGGTCTGTAAGTGCTGTTGTCGGCACTACATCATGGTCATTAGATATGGTCAAGGATGTAGTAGAAACAACTGCTCACGGTGCAACTGCAAGAACATTTGCAGGTGGTCTAAGATCTGCCACAGGATCAGTTGAAGTTCAATATACTGAAGCTTCTAATGATGCTGCTGCTGAACTTTTATCCGACGTAAATACTACACTTGATGGTGCAGATGCTTCTTTTAATTTATTTTTAAAATCAGGTAAAAAATATACTTTTGATGCTGTTGTTACAGGAACTAGTGCATCATCAACAGTTGGCGAACTCACAACTCAAACTGTAAACTTTCAGGTAAGTGGACCTGTAACTATTGCTATTTAATTTATGACCGCAGCAAAATCTCGCACTATTGATTTATTAACTGGTGCTTTTGATCTTTCACAAAGAAGAAAGTTTACTGTTAATGATGAAAATGGAAAGTTCCTTTGTGATCTTTACTTTAAACCAATTACAAGGTCTGACAGATTAGCGGTGCAAGCATTAGCAGGTGAAGATGCTTTAAAAATGTCAACTCAAATGCTTTGTCAAAAAGCTGAACTTGAAGATGGCACACCTGCTTTTGGTTCAGGTGATGCTGTTAGATTAAAACGTGAAATTCCAGAAAAAGTTTTAAATGATTTAGAGCTATTTTTATTTGAAGCAAGTATTAATTCAATTGAAGAAGCAAAGGAAGATTAGAGGGGGATAATTGGCTTTATTTTGAATTTTTCCTAGCAACAGAATTGGGTATGACTGTAAGTAGATTAAGAACTGAATTGTCAGATGATGAGCTTATTCATTTTGCTGCTTTTTACGAAGTAAGAGCAGAAAAATTAAAATAGATTTATGGTTAAATTAAAGGTAAACTAAAAAAAAAAGTTTAATGGCAATAGCAAGTGTTTTTATAGATGTTAATGCAACCAAAGCTATTAATGCTTTAAAAAAAATAAATGATGGTGGAAAAAGATTAAGCAGAACTTTTAATGTATTAGAAAAAAGAAATAAAGGTTTAACAACTAAATTTAATAATTTAGGAAAAATAATAGTAGGAGTTGGTTTAGCTGAGTTTGGTAGAAGAGCAATATCTACTGCTGCAAATTTTGAAAAACTAGAGGTAAGATTAAAATTATTAACTGAACAAAATGGTACTTTTAAAAGGTCTTTAGATATTGTTTCTGAAGCTCAAAAAACATTTGGATTAAGTTCAACTGAAGCACTCGAAGGTATTACAAATATTACTGCTCGACTTGCACCTTTAAATGTTGGTGTTGAAGATATAAAAACTACATTTTTTGGATTTAACACTGCAGCAAAACTAGCAGGTGCTTCAACAATTGAAGCTTCTAATGCTTTTAGGCAGTTAGCTCAAGCATTAGGAAGTGGAAGACTACAAGGTGATGAATTTAGAAGTATTGCAGAACAAGTACCAACTTTACTTGCACCTATAGCTGCTGAACTTAATACTAATGTTGGAGGTTTAAAACAATTTGCTGCTGAAGGAAAACTTACAAGTGAAGTGGTTTTACGAGCTTTGGCAAAAATTGGTAATGATGGAGGGGCTGAATTAAAGAAATTACTTGAAAATGACCCAACTCAAGTATTTAAAGATTTTAGAAATGCAGTTGAGGATTTAGAAATTTCTGTCGGCAAAGCCTTTTTACCAACAGCTAAAGAAACAGTAAAAGTTTTAACGCTTCTTGTTGATGTTGTAGCAATGATACCTGAACCTATTGTTACGTTTGTAGGTGTGGCAACAACTTTGGTTGCAACGTTAACAATTGCAATACCGATCATTAAAGCATTTATAGGAACAATAAAAACACTTATAGCTACTGTAAAATTAGGTGCTGCAATTATGGGTGGACCATTTACAATAGCACTTGCAGCTTTGGTTACGGCAACAGGAGTAGCTATTCATCAAGTAGTTAAACATAAAAAGGCACAGAAAGAATTTAATGATCTTTTAAAAACAGATTCAAAAGAAACAATTAATAAACAAATTGAGTTATTAGAAGAAAAAATTAAAAAGGAAAAAGAAAGCACAAGTATGGTTTCTGGTTTGGGTGTCGCTGAGGTTGCAAATACTCAAAAATATAAAGATCAAATAGTTCAATTAAAAGAAAGATTAAAATTCTTAGAAATGACAAGAGAAGAGCAATTAAAAGCACAAGGTTTTACAGATAAAGATATTGAAGATATGAATAAAGAAGATCAATTAACTGCATTTTTAAATCAAAATACTAAAACACCACTTGGACCAAGAAAATTTGATGCAAAGGCAGGGGAAGAAGCAGCTAATTCTATAAAGTTAATTAAAAGAAGAATACAGTTAAAACAAACTGAGGATGAAACTGACCGTAACCTTTTAGATTTACAGTTTCAGCATACAGATAAAATAAGAGAAGCTTTAAATATCGAAGATGAAACTTTAAGAATGCAGAAATTAGAACTTTTAAATAAAGAATTTATGATTGATAAACAAGATATTTTAAATAGTAAATTAAAAGATAGCGTCAGTATCGGAAAAGAATTAGGTGATACTTTAGAGCAAGGTTTGGTTGAAAATATTAAAGGGGCAATCAACGGAACTCAAACATTTGGTCAAGCTATGACCAATGTTTTAAATAGATTAAAAGATAAGTTACTTGATAGAGCATTAAGTAATGCTTTCTCAGGTATAGGGGATTCGATTTTTGGAGGTAAACAAGGAGGTGGTTTGTTAGGTGGTTTATTAGGTGGAATATTTGGCAAAAGAGCAACAGGGGGAGCAGTTAAAGCAGGTAAGTCATTTATAGTTGGTGAGAAAGGACCAGAAATATTCACACCAAATAGTTCTGGAATGATAAGTCCTAATTCATCTTTAGGTAATGTATCTATTAATGTAAATGTAGATGCCTCTGGTTCTTCTGTTCAAGGTAATAATGCTGATGCAACCTTGTTTGGAGAACAGCTTGCGGCAGCAATACAAGCAGAAATTATAAATCAAAAAAGATCAGGAGGTTTATTAAATTAATGGCAACATTTCCTAACATTTTACCTTTATATGGTTCTCAAGAGGTAGCAGAACAAGAATTTATTCAAATAAAACTTGGTGATGGTTATCAACAGCGGCTTGTACATGGATTACCAGCCAACAAAAGATTATTAAAGCTAAGTTTAACATTCAATGTTTCGACCGTAGAATCAAAAACAATAAATGATTTTTTAAATGATAGATTTGAGGATCAAGCAAGTTTTGATGTTTCTAGTAATTTTAGACAAAAAGTTTTTCCTGACCTTTCTGTTTCGCCTAAATTTATTTGCATTTCAAGATCTAGGTCAAGAATTTCTAATAACAGAATAACTTTTAAACTTTCTTTTGAAGAGGTTGCTGAACCATAATGCCAATACCTTTCTCTGAACTAAATAAAATAAATCCAAGTTCAATAATAGAACTTTTTGAAATTGAATTAACTATTGGAAAGCATATTGCAACAGGTAACCCCTTAAATTTACCAACTATTTATAGATTTCATGCTGGTGCAAATATGAATAACTTCGGAGAGATACAATATAGATCACAGTCTTATCAAAGAGTTGCCGTAAGAGCCGAAGGGTTTGAGAAAAAGAGTGATGGAGTTATTGCAAGGCCATCTTTGACATTTTCAAATTTAGGAGGAATCATAAGAGATTTTTCAACAAATCAATTAATAACAATGAGTGATTTTTTACAGGCCGTTAACACTGTTACCCCAAGTAATGATTTAATAGATGCTAAATTTACACGAAAAATGCCATTAGCTTCAGCATTAGACAATACTAATTTTGTAGGAAATAATCCTTTTGGCACACCTAGTACAAATAGATTAAAAGATGAAATTTATGTTATAGACAGAAAGGCTATAGAAAATAGAGAAATTGTTCAGTTTGAGCTTGTAGCTGCACACGATTTGGAAAATAAAATAATTCCTCAAAGAGTTGTTACAAAAGATTTATTTCCAGCGGTAGGTACATTTATTTGATGACAAAGTACGAATGGGCTAAAGATGCTTTTGCTGATGCTTTACAGGTATATCCAGAGGAATGCTGTGGTTTAATTATAAAAATAGACAATAAGCATATTTATTGGAGATGTAAAAATATTTCTAAAAGTTATAAAGAAAAATCATTTGTTATTGATCCTTTAGATTATGCAAGAGGTGAAGATCAAGGAGAAGTTCTTGGAATAGTGCACAGTCACCCAGACGGAAAGCTTGAATTTAGCCACACTGATAGAATGGCATGTAAGTATTTAGATTTGCCTTTTTACCTTGTAGAACCTAAATCTAAATCTATTATTGTTATATATCCATCTGAAATAAATGATTAAATTAAAAATTTATGGAAGATTAAGAAAATTTATAGGTCAGTCTGAATTTTTAATCAAAGCAAATTCAGCAAAAGAAGCTTTTAGTTTTTTAATTAATAATTATCCAGAAGTAAGGGAACATATTAAAGATCAAGAATATTGTGTAATGGCTGGCGATATAAGATTGACAGAAGAATTACTTGATATGCAAACTAATAATGAAATTAAAATTATTCCTGTAGTTCATGGTGAAATTATTCCAATAATAGTAGGTGGACTTTTATCTGGTTTAGGAGCAGGGGCAACAATATTTGGCTTAACTCTTGGAATAAAAGTTCAAGCTATTGCAGCTTCTATTGGTTTAAATATGCTTATAGGAGGAGTAACAGATTTATTATCGCCAGACCCACAGCCTATAAATCAACAAAGACAAGAAGATCCCAGAGATCAGGGCTTTAGTTTTACAGGTCTATTAAATAATTCAAAGCAAGGTGTTGCGATTAACATAGTATATGGTGAAATGTTAGTCGGAAGCACTGTAATAAGTTCTTCAGTAGATACTTTTCAAGTTGTTAACGAGGCTTAAAAATGGTATTTGATACAAGAATCATAGTTGACGCTTTATTAGATGCTAATAAGTTAAAATCTATTGATTTTGGTACTGTAGTTGACGTTTTAGCAGAAGGACAAATTGAAGGAAGTGCAACAGCAAGCAAAGCTGGAATAACTGATAAAACAAGTGTTGAATATAAAAATTGTTTTTTAAAAGATTTATTTTTGAATAAAACTGCTGTTCTACAAGCTGACGCAGATAATACTAGTCCAGATGAATCTGAATTTAATTTTCCAAATGACAAAATAACTTTTGAATTTCAAGATGGAACATCAAATAATGAAGTTTTATTTGCAGCAGAACAACAAAGCAGTGAAGTAATTACAGGTGACAAAGGTCAGGTATGCTCATTCCCAGAAGGAGGAACGGCTACAGCAAGAGGAGGAACAATCACAAATACTGCTATTGATACAGTTCAAATCAAAATAAAATTTGATCAATTTTTTAGGTTGAACAATAGTAATGGTAATAGAGAATCTACATCAGTAAGAGTAATAATAAAAGTGAATCCTAATAATGGTGCTGCCATAACTGTACACAATGAAGTAGTGACAGGAAAAAGTTTCAACCCATATAACAGAGATTATGGAATTAATTTAAGAACTCTTAACGGTTACAATAACAGTAATTTTTTTCCAATAGTAGTCAGTGCTGAAAGAGGTAATGAAGAGCAAGGAGATAATGTCTTCAACACTATGAGACTGGCTGAAATAAGGCAAATAATAAGAGAACCTAATAATTATCCTAATATTGCATATTCATCTTTAAGATTTAGTTCTGAATTATTTTCTAGCAGTCCAGCTAGATTTTTCAGAATAAGAGGTAAATTAATAAAAATACCTCATAATTCTACGGTTCGTCTTGCTAATGGAAGTTTAAATTATAGTGGAAACTTTAATGGAACATTTAAAACAGATAAAGAATGGTGCAGTGACCCAGCTTGGGTTTTATATGATCTTTTAACTGACAACATAAGTGGCTGTGGTTTACCAGAAAATGATTTAGATGTTTTTACCTTTTATGGAGTAAGTACATATTGCAGTGCATTAGTTGATGATGGAGAAGGAGGGCAAGAGCCACGCTTCTCCATAAATGTTAATTTACAGAACAGACGAGATGCAATGGCAACGATAAAAGACATTTGTTCTGTCATGAGAGCAATGCCATACTATGAAGAAGGAACTATAAAAATTGCTCAAGATGCACCAAAAGATCATAGTAATCCTAGTGCAATAAGTTTTGATTATATTTTTAACAATGCAAATGTAGTAGATGGAGATTTTACTTACAGCGGCACATCTTCAAAAACAAGATTTAATGTAATAAATGTTTCATATTTTGACTTAGATATCCAGGACATAGATTATGTAACAGTAAAAGATCTTGCCGCACAAAATAAATATGGTGTGCTGACAAAAACATTAACAACATTCGGTACAACTTCGAGAGGGCAAGCACAAAGAGTTGGTAAATGGTTTTTAAGTACACAACAGACTCAAACCGAAACAGTTGCATTTACAACCACAATTGCAGCGGGTTCAGTTTTAAGAATTGGAGACATAATTGGAATATCTGATAGTGTAAAATCATCTACAAGAAGAGGAGGAATCGTCAAATCTTCTAATGTTAATGCTTTAATAATTGATGGTAAGACTGCAACAAACTTGCCAAGTTTGACAGATTCTCCCTTGATAAGTTGTCTTATGACAGATGGGACAGTTGAAACAAAAACAATAAATCAATATCAAACTCTTAACTCTGATTTCACTAGAATTACAGTATCTTCAAGCTTTTCAACAGCACCAGTTCCAAATAGTCCATTCGTATTAGAATCTGCTACTCTTTCTGTTCAATCTTTTAGAGTTACAAGTATTAAAGAAAATAGAAATAAAACTTTTTCTATTGCAGCAATTAATTTTAATGAAGGAAAGTATGCTGCTGTTGAGGATGGAGAAAGTTTACCAGAAAAAAATATAAATCTCCTAACAAGCTTGTTACCTTCTCCGCAAATAGTTGATGCACCAGACGGAACGAAAGCAATACAAGAAATAATAATTTTGAATAATAATAGACCAGTTCCAAAATTGTTTATTGATTGGCAATCGGTAGAAGGTGCATCTAGTTATCAATTAATATACACAAAAGATGATGAAAACCCTGTTGTAGTAAACACTCAACAGTCTGAATTTGAAATTTTACCGTCAGAAGCTGGGACGTATTTAATACAGCTTTACACTATTAACAGTAATGGAGAAAGAAGTGCAAGCCCAACTGAGGTAAGTATTGATACTTTAGGATTGACGGCTGTTCCAGAGAATCCTACTGGCTTTGAGATAGAACCAATAAACAATTCACAAGTAAGACTTACATGGAATAAAACAACATCTTTAGACGTTGAATTTGGTGGAAATTGCATAGTTAGGCATAGTCCTAATTCTTTAGCGTCAGCCACTTTTGCTAATTCAACAGACTTAAACGAAAACATTAATGGAGGCACTACTGAAATTATTTTGCCAGCATTAACAGGTACTTATTCTTTAAAATTTCGTGATATAGGTTCAAGGCTTTCAGTAACAGAAGCAAAAGCAGAATTAAGTTTGCCAGAAATTGCAGATGAATTACTTATTAAAAGTCAAAGAGAAAACCCTTCATTTAGTGGAGCAAAAACAAACTTAAGTGTTGTTTCAGGTTCTTTGCAGTTAACAAATCCAGCTAACAATTTATCTGGTACATATAATTTTTCCTCAACCTTAGATATAGGATTTGCTGTTCGTAATCTTAGACTGCAAAGACATATTATTTCTGAAGGATTTTTAGTATCAGACGAATTTGACTCAATTCCAAATTTGGATGCAAGATTAAATTTCGATGGAGAAGGAAGTGAACGACTTAAACAAAAATTACAAGTACAAACATCACAAAATGGTTCTTCTTTTGGTGCCTTGCAATCTTTAACTAATGGAACTTTTGTAGGCAGAGCTTTTAAATTCACCTCACAAATTATATCTTTAGATGCAAATGAAAATGCAAAATTTACAGAATTAGGTTTTGATGCTTTTTTACCATCAAGAACAGAAAACAAATATCAATCAGGAGGTAGTGTTATTTCAACACCTCTTCAGTCAGGAACGTCAAATAGTGGCTTGGCAGTTGTATTTGGTAGTAGATTTTTTACAGGAACAAACTCTATAGGAGGTTCAACTAGTGCATTTTTGCCATCTATTGCAATAGCTCCAGAAGATTTGCCTTCTGGCGGGTTTTATATTTTAAGTGCTATTTCTGGACAAGGTTTTACAATAGTATTCAAAAATTCATCTAACGCAGTCATAGATGTGAAATTTACATTTCAGGCGTTAGGATATGGAAAAGGAGTTTAATTAAATGGCTAGAGTAAACTCTACTGGGAAAGAGTCATCAAGTAATTTTTCACCTAGCAATGGTACTGGTCTTGCTGTAAGGACTGCATTAAAAGACATTCTTGAATCTTTAAGAACTGTAAATAGTGCTGCTGGCGATCCATCTGGAAGCGCAAACATAGCAGCTTATCAAATGCATATAAATAGTAGCAACAACCTTCTGAAAATTAGAAATGCAGCGAACTCAGCCTACGTTACATTAGGAAATGTAAGTCAAACAAACTTTGGCTTATTACCCGCTTCAGGTGGAACCTTGACAGGGGTTTTAAGACTTCAAAGTGGAAATACACCAGCGTCACCAAAATTAACATTTAGTGGGGACACAGACACTGGATTTTATAGAAAGTCTGCAAATAATATTGGAGTCGCTACAGGTGGCACTGAACAAATGTTTTTTAATGGAAATGGAATAAGTTTAAGATTAGAAAACGCAGCAAGATTTTATGATTCAAATAATTCAAACTATATTGGATTCAAAGCACCATCTAATATCACAAATAATTTTACATTAACTCTACCAGCTACAGATAGTCCTGTATCTGGTTATGCTTTAGTTTCTAATGGTTCTGGTACATTAAGCTGGGCACAAGCTTCGGGAGGTGGTGGTGCTGTCGGAGGCGGTAATGATGAAATATTCTGGGAAAATGGTCAAACTATAACAAGTAACTATACAATTACAAACGGAAAAAATGCTGGCAGCTTTGGTCCAATTACTATACAATCAGGAGTAACAGTACAAATAGGATCAGGAGAAGCTTGGTCTGTTGTTTAATTTATGAGTACTTTATCAGTCAACACAATAAAAGCACTAGGAAATTCTGTACCAGTATTTCAAAATAGTTCTGGTGTTGAAAAAGGACAAATCATAAAGTCTTGGATTACGTTTGTTGGAGAAGGAACGGTATCTATTCGTCAAAGTTTTAACGTATCTTCAATTACAGATAATGGTACAGGCGATTATACAATTACATATGCAACTGCTTTTTCAAACACTACTTATTGTTTAGTTGGTAGTGCGACAGAAGATGAAGATGGTGGGGCTGGAAACAGAGGTCAGTTTATATTATCTCCAACCCGCGCTGCACATGCCGCTGGTTCAAGTAGAGTTCATACAATGAACTGCACTAACGGAAATTTATTTAACTGTGGTCGAATCGAAGTACATGTTATAGGAGATAACTAATGTCAACACTTAAAGTTGCAAGTATTCAAAGTTTAGCAAGCAATGCTGTACCATTAATAAAAAATAGCAATGGTGTTGAAAAAGGTACTTTTGCAAATTGTTGGCTAAATTTCAACGGCACTGGAACTATCGCCATAAGAGATAGTTTTAACATTAGTTCTTTAACGGATCTAGGTACTGGACATTATAGAATTAACTTTAATATTACTTTTGCAAATAATGATTATTGCTGGACTTCAATGATAAGAACAAATGGTAATGGCTTTGGGGCAATAGATGCTGGAAATTTAGCAACAAATAGTATCGAGACAAGATCGTATAGTGGTTCAGGTTTAGTTGATCGAAATATACTAGGAGGGGCTGCATTTGGTGCTATTGCTTAATTATGTCAACACTTAAAGTAAATACAATTCAAGATACAAGCAGTGGAAACACTTCTACTACTGCACAAATACAACAGGGTAGATGTAAAGCGTGGGTTAATTGTAATGGAGGTACTGCTACATCTACAAATGGTTCTATAACTATTAATAATTCATTTAATGTTAGCTCTGTAACTGACAAAGGAGTTGGCAGACATAGAATTACATTTTCTTCAGCTATGCCTAATGTGCAACTTTGTCCAGTATTCGGATTTAGAAGACTTGATTCAAATATGATACCTCATCAAAATACCGCTGATACACTAAATTCAGGTTATATAGATATTAGAACGACTTTTTCTTGGAGTCAGGGTGGAACTTTAGGTGATACGTCACAGCTTTTTGTCGCTATATTTGGCGATTAAATACGATTAAGATATACTAAAAGAAAAAACTTATGGCACTCAAATCAGATACAAGATTTATTTATACAGATGATGATGGAAATGTCTGTATTGTAGTTCCAGCGGATAACTGTGATTTAACCTTAGATCAAATAAAATCAAAAGACTGTCCAGCGGGCAAAACAGTATATACTGTAGACAAATCTGAAATTCCTACCGATAGGAGTTTTAGAGATGCTTGGACTTATACGGAGTAAAAAATGGGATTCGGTGTAAATATGGCGAAAGCCAAAGAAATTCACAAAGATAATATCAGAGCTGCAAGAGCACCAAAACTTGCAGAGCTTGATATTGAATTTCAAAAAGCATTAGAAACTGGTGCTGATACTAAAGATATTGTTGCTAAGAAACAAGCCCTTAGAGATGCCCCTGCTGATTCTGGAATTGCTTCAGCTAATGATGTAACTGAACTAAAAGGACAGTGGAAAACTGATATACTCGGAAAATCTCCATACAGTTAATGGCCATAAAAGCAGCTACTTATGATTTCACTGTTCAAAGAAGAGCAGATCATAATATAAAACTTGTATTTAAAGATAGTAATAATGATGCTATGTCTTTAACTGGGTTTGATGTTGCTGCACAAGTGTGGGACGAATCACGCAGCAATAAATTTGCTGATTTTTTAGTGACTTACACAAACAGAGTCAACGGAATCATTAACATATCTTTAACTGACACACAAACAGAAACTTTCAGTTTAAATGAATTAAAGTACGATGTTGCTCTAACAAATCCCAGCGGATTAAAAGAATATTATTTGGAAGGAACTATATTTGTCTCAGAGGGATATACAGCATGAATAAAGTTATAATTACAGAAACTCAAAATACTGTTGAAGTAAATGAAACTACTAATACTGTAATAGTTAATGAAGGAATCAGCACTATTGTTGAGGTTGTCACGCGCGGGCCACAAGGCCCAAAAGGTCTTGACCTGGATGAATCTGCAAAAGTTGATGGGTCTGTAGTTTACTACGACCAAAGTTCTGCTAAATTCAAGGCAGACGCTACTACCACAAAACTTACACTCGTAGATGGAGGAAATTTTTAAATGTCAAATACTATAAGAATAAAAAGATCTACAGGATCGTCAGCACCAAATTCACTAGAAAACGCAGAACTGGCATTTAGTGAAGGCAGTAAAACTTTATTTATTGGAATAGGTACAGGCGGTGCTGGTGGTAGTGCTACAACTATTGAGCCTATCGGTGGAGAAGGTAAATTTTTTGATAAAGATACTACAGTTAGTGCAAATACAATTCTTGCTGGCCCGACTTCGGGAAGTGCTGCAGCTCCTACATTTAGATCTGCTGTTGCAGATGACATACCTTCACTTTTACATACAAAAATCTCAGATTTTGATACAGGAGTTAGAACTAATAAATTAAATCAGATGGCTGCGCCAACGGGTTCAGTTTCAATGAATAGTCAAACAATTACCAACTTAGCTGATCCTGTAAATACACAAGATGCAGCAACAAAAGGTTTTGTAGAAGCTACTTCTCAGGGTTTAGACGTAAAAGATTCATGTGTGGCAGCTACTACAGGGAATATTACAATATCCACTGCTCTTAACAATGGAGATACATTAGATGGTGTTACCTTATCAACCAATGATCGTGTTCTTGTAAAAGATCAATCAACAGCAAGTCAGAATGGTATTTATATTGTTGGATCGTCACCAGCTAGAGCCGATGATTTAGCTGCTGGTGCGGACGCAGCGGGAATGTTTACCTTCGTAGAACGAGGTTCTGTCAATGCTGATAATGGGTTCGTTTGCACTAGCAATAAAGGTTCAGCACAGGTTGGCACGAATAATCTTACTTTTGCTCAGTTCTCTGGTGCTGGTCAAATTACTGCTGGTGATGGTTTGGATAAATCAGGAAACACTCTATCTTTAGACTTAAAATCAAATGGTGGACTTACTATTGAATCTACAGAACTTGCTGTCAATCTTTCTGCTAGTTCTATATCAGGAACTTTAGCTGTTTCTGACGGGGGTACAGGAGCAACTTCAGCATCTAACGCAAGGACAAATTTAGGTCTAGTAATTGGAACTGATGTTGAGCCACATAGCAATAAGCTTACAGAGCTTGCCACTATGAACCAAAATACTGCTAATGCTTTGGCAGATTTGACAAATACTGAAGTCCAGATTCTTGACGGAGCAACTGTAACGACTGCTGAATTAAATATCATGGACGGTGGTACATCCGCAACTTCTACAACTTTGGCCACAGCAGATCGCTTTGTTTGCAACGATAATGGCAGTATGAAGCAAGTTTCATTGGCAAACCTAGTCACGTTCCTTGAAGATGGATCGACCAGTGGTTTCGATATTAATGGGGGAACCTACTAGAAATCAATTTT